GCGATCGATTGAGCCGCAGGAGCTTGGTGGGATTTTGAATTCTCATATTGATAAATCATTGGAAAAACAACAGAAACAGAGGGTGAAGTTGAAGATCATGCCCTTCGATATTCAGGACAAAGGAACTTATCCTGAACGCCTCGCGAAACTGAAATCGCTCGTTCAGCGGCATTTGCCAGGAGATAAGTTCACTTTGCCTGAAGAAGCCACAACGCCCTCGACTGCGCTGCGCTTACACCAACAAATTAAAGAAGGGAAACATCCCCTGACCAGAGAGGGGATCATCATTCATCCGCCTACTGGCAAGATGATTAAGGTTAAAAACACAAAGGAGGCAAACGTTGAAATCACAGGAACATTCCCCGGACAAGGAAAGTTTGAGGGCTCACATGGAGGGTTTACTTATGGAAGTGGCGGAAAAGTCGGCACTGGTTTTACCGACGAGACTCGTAGAGAACTACATAAATATGTTGGTCGAACTGCACGCATCCGGCATCAAGGTCAGTATGAAACGAGTAAATATCGAGCACCTTCGTTCATCGCGGTCAATGATTGACATGGATCTTTAGAACATGTCAGTCAAATTACATCAGCTTAGCTCGTTATTTGATGATTTAATCCAATTCAAGGTTGATTCATCTCGATTTAATCAACAACCTGAAGGTAATGCACTTCGTGGTGCAGGAGTAGGATTTCTTGGAGGCGGTATTGTTGGGGCTGGTGGTGGAGCAATTGCTGGTAAAAGGTTTCAAAACGAAGGCCAGATATATTTAAAGCGGGACGCATTTGGTCATGCAGTAATAGGTAACATTGCAGGAGCAGGTGCTGCAGTTGGACTTTCGAGGATACCAAAGTTACCGGCTGGTGCCAGATTTGGTGCCGCAATAGGTACCGCTATTGGTGCACAGCAACTCGCTGCTGCTCATACACTTAAAAAACGTACACAAGGTCAATAAATGCCAGTCGCATTAGAACGAAAACTTAAGCGTCAAGTTGCTGGGAAGAAGATCAGCAAGGAACGCAAGGACGCCTATGTTTATGGCACCCTTCGTAAGACTGGCTGGAAACCCAAACGGGAATTATCGGCATTGTTGGATGATCTGCTTGAATTCAAGGAAAAATTTGATCCAAATTCTCCTCCTCCTGTTGGACCTGCTGTTGCAGGATTAGCTGCTCCTATTGCTGTTCAAACTGGTGTAGCGCTAGGAACATTGGGAGCTATTACTACTGGCAAAGAACCGGCGATCGCTAAAAAAGACATGCCGTTGATGCATCAGATTAACATTGAGGCACAGAAACAAGGTGCTTACGTAGTTAAATCTCCAGAAAGACTGGCTCCAGCATTTGCTGTAAGACCTGGTGGTGGCAAAGGGGGCGCTGCAGAACAACAGAGAAATTTAGTTAAATCACTGGGTGGTAAAAATCGGCCAAATTTAGTGGCCATACATCCATCTGTACGCCAATATTTTAAGCCCGGTATACTGGCGCATGAGGTTGGCCATATACAGCAAGCCAGATGGATGACTCAGCCATGGACCAGGCATCTTGGTAAATGGGGTCCTTTGGGTGGAACTGCTATTGCTGCTGGAACTGGAGATGAAAAAACTGCAGGATTAAGTGCTCTGGCTGGGACCGCTGGTGCAATTCCAATGCTTACCAGCGAAGTTGATGCGTCTATCCGGGGTGGAAAACTTCTAGCCAAGCATGGAGTAAAAGGAGTGCGTCGTCTTACATCAGGGATTGGACTGGCGACTTATGGCGCGATGGCTGCTATGCCTGGGATAGCGTATGGTACCAAGAAAGCTCTTGGTGGCTATCAGGCCAAAAAAGAATTGTCCAGTTTATTTGATAACCTGTTGAATTTTGAACAAAGAAAACACGTAGTAATTCTACAAAGGCCACCCAGTAGACGAGATCCGGAAGAGAGATTGCGTGATCGTCTTGCAATCTTATCAAGCCTCACCAAAACTGCGGCAGGAGCAGGTGTACTTGGTGCATCCATATATGGGGCTCATGAGCTTCACAAGCATGGTAAAGGACTTATAAAAGGGGCCAAAGGTTCATTTGAAAGTATGTCTAGGGCTGGCCAATCGATTCAGGATTTGGACAAGAAAACCGATCAACTGACTAAGGATGTTCATGAGGCTGTACAGGAACTTAAAACATATACTGGAAGTCCAGAAGGAATGGCAGAGCGCAAAGGACTTTCACGGGTAAGGAAAGTAATGAAATTTTTAGGAGGCAAGACTAAAACTCCCCCAGTTATCCATCCATCATTATTGGCTAGGCTTTCCACCAGGATGGATAACTTAATTGAATTTGGTGCAGATATTGTTGATCCCGAAATGGCTGCCAAATTGTTTAAAGGAGGAGCTTTAGATAAACTCCGCAACAAATTGGCCAGTGGTATACAAACGGCAGGATCTGGAGCTTTATCATCTCCTGCTTCAATGGCAGGCGGATTAGCTACTGGTTCTGGTGGTGCTGAAGGACTTCCAGTCAACAAAGCTCTGAGTGATTTTGTTAAAGCAAGATCAGGAGCAAATGCTGCTCTTCCAGCTCCAGTAGCCGGTCCAACAGGTATGGCAACGGGTGCGCCTGCTCTTAAATCGCCTGTTTTACAAAAAGCAGAACAAACTTCTGGAGTTACTACATCAGCTGGAGCCCAACAGGTTGCTGATCAAGCAGGTCAAGCTGCGAGTCAACCAGCAGCTCAGCCATGGTGGAAACGCAATTCTGGTGCGTTAGTTGCTGGTGGTGTTGGTGCTGGCGCTGGTTTAGGAGCTGGTTTGGCTATCAGGGGCGGAAATAACAGACAAAATTACATTGCTAAATTGGATAGACTCATTCAATTTCAAGATCCGCGACCACGGAATAAACTAGGTGAATTTACTGGTCAATCTGAAGGTGGCCCTGATCCAAATGCCATGGTTAAAACCTATAGGCAACCAGGATTGGCGGCTGTAGCAGGAACATCTGCTCTTGTGGGTGCATCTGGTACAGCAGGTGGATTAGCAGTTAAATACGGGGCGGACCAGCTTAAAAAAAGGCTGCGTAAGGTTAGGGTCTAATTGATGGGCACGATACTTATTATTATCCTGATTCTTCTATTGATTGGAGCAGTGCCGCACTGGCCTTACAGCACAGGATGGGGATATTACCCAAGTGGCGGGTTGGGATTGATTCTTCTAATCATTATTATTCTGGTACTGCTCGGTCGCGTTTAATTGACATTCTCTACTGCTTTCATGGCAGACAACGGAGAGATCACATTCAGGTCGGACAACATCTTTGCCGGTCAGACCGGGATCATAGACTACGAGAACGCCGTAATTAAAGGCGTCTCCATGATTACTGGCGGGATTGAGGCTGAGGGGCACAATCTCCTGGTCGACGACAAAACAATTTCCGAACTGAACAACTGCGCAAAGCAGCGCGGTAAAATACCGGTTCAACTGGATCATGGCAGTGGAATCTCCGCAACTTGCGGGTTTCTGACGGATTTCAGAGTCGACGGGAACAAACTACGCGGAGATTTACATTTATTAACCAGCCACGATGAGACCCCCAGACTTTTGGAGAGGGCTGAGAAAATGCCTGATTGTTTTGGATTGTCTGTTGCATTCAAAGGACCGCCTAAAGGTGTGCCAGTTGGTGGCGGTAAAATGGCTGCTCGATGTGAGAAACTACTTTCTGTAGATCTGGTTACGCGACCAGCGGCAAATGAGGGGCTTTTTAGTGTTCCAAAAGTTGACAAAAACGTAAAGGGCATGGCACAGGAAAACGCAGGTTCAAATACTGGAGGCAACTCTTATACAACGCTTGAAGACGTTGTTAAGCAGATCGCTCAGTTGACCGAACGCTTTAATCAGCAAGATCAATTCAATCAGCAATTGGCAGAATATCTTCAGGGTGGTCAACAGGAAGCACAAGAAGGTCTGACTTTGGCTGATCTTTACGAAGCGACTGACGAGCAATTAGCTCAATTTGGTCTTACCCGGGAAGAAGTTAATTCTGCTGTAGAAGAGGCATTAGCCAACGCTGAAGCTCAAGGGGAAGTAACTAACCAGGGTGAAGCACAAGGTACTGAAGGACAACCTGCTGGAGAAGGAGCCGCAGCCGGTGCTACAGCGGGTGCCACAGTAGATGCGAGTCCTGCGGGTGCCACTGCGATGGGTTCTTTGGAGAAACGATTGATCCGACTTGAGACTAGAGAGAAAACTATCGAACTGCGGCGCAAGCAAAACGCTGAAGAGCATGAACTTGCTGAGATTGAAAAGAAAGCTATCACATTAGCTTCACAGCGGGATCAAGCGATCGAGCTTGCTGAAAACCTCAAGGCTGAGAATGACGCTTTACGGGTAGCGGTTCGGACCGGTACCAGGCCAGTAAAAGCTGGTGTGGATAATGGACTACGGATGTTCAGCGCAAATGGAGACGGTCAACTGCATGAGTTTCAGATTCGGGTAAAACACTTCATGGAGACGGAAAAGAAAACCGAAGGTGAAGCGATCCGGATGGCTCAGAAAGAGAACCCAGGATCGCACCAGGATTGGCTGGAAAGCTTGGCGAAGAGACGTGTTGTTACCGCCTAATTAAAATCTTATGAATCAAAATAATGTAGTCAGTCTTAAAGGGGCAACAAATCTTTCCGGAAAAGAATTCCGGGTGGTAACACTTACAGCCAATGGTGTCGATGTATGTGCCAGTACAGCGCAACCAATCGGTACACTTATACGAGCCGCGCCTGTCCAGGAGGATGGGAATTATCTCGGTAAAGCTGTAGCGGTGCAGCTTGGTCCTGCCTCAGTTCACTTTTGCATGATGGGCACCGGCACAGGTGCAATAGCTGCTGGAACATTACTTGGGCTGGATACTGTCGCTGGAAACGAAGGGATGCTGATTCCTGGCGGCACAGTAGCCATATCCGTGGATGCTTTTAATAGCGCTCCAGGCGTGATTGTGCGCGTGATCTTCATCATCTAATACTCTTATGTTTAATACAACTGACAGTGTACCCAGGGCAGACATCAGCACAGTGTTGATGGAAGCACTCGATCAAGAAAGACAATTTATCGGGCAAATGGTTTTCCCGGCGTATCCATCGCCCAGGGAAGTTGGCCGGTATCCCAAATTCCGGATCGGCGCAGCGGAACTCTTAACTGGCGGCACCAATTACGGTTCAACAAAGCGTAATGAGACCGGCACATACAATGAGGTTGCTCGCAAATTCGAATGGGACAGCTACCAGACTGAGGAATACGGTTTGGAAGAGCGCGTTGATGATGTGGTGGCTCGCCGGATGGAGAATTTCTTCGATGCGGAAGTGGTCACAGGCAAGTTCCTGATGAACCACATGATGATCGATTACGAGAAAGATGTGGCGGCTAAGACTTTCGATTACGTTACCTACGGTGACACCAATGCTACTTTGCAATATACCGAAGCGAATATCGCCACATTCGATCCACCCAGGGATATTAATGCGATGCTGGAGCGGTTCGTTCTCTTGGGTGAAACCCCAAATTGCATGATTCTGTCCCTACAGCTGTGGAACAGGATGCGCCGGAGCCAGAAACTTCAGACATATGTGTATGGGTTTCTGAATGTGAACCAGGGCGGCAGCCAGATCACTGAGCAAATGTTTGCGCAGGTATTTGGACTTCAGAATATTTTCATAGCCAAGAAATCAATCGACAGTGGGCTCAAAGGTAAGACTGGTGTGACAGCCAACATTCTTCCAATCTGGGGGAACGATTTCCTTGGAGTTGTGAAGATCGCTCCTGGGGATTTCATGAATGGCGGACTTGGCCGCACAATTTTGTGGGATGCTGATGCTCCGGGTGGACTGTTCACCTCAGAGAGTTACCGGGATGAAAAGCGCAGAGGCAACATGCTTCGGGTTCGGTCCAATCGGGTATTGAAAGTGATAAGCCCAAATTGCGTCCAGCTTCTCGACACAGGCTATAGTGGAACTTTTATTACTCCGTAATTGAAGCGCAGTTCGGTGGTATCGCTTGAGGCGGCACTTTGTGATGAGGGTGCCGCCTCAAAGTTTACAGGGGATAGTGTGTTGTGACTATCTATATAAAGCGCAACGACACAAAGGGTAAATTTGTCGATATCCTGACGATAAACGGAATACCGATCAATCTCACTGCTTGTATTGTCAGTTTCCTTTTGAGAAAAGGATCATCTGTCAGCGTTA